GAAGGTTTATAACAACAACTTTCCAAATCTTGATGAAGGTGAGAACGCTCTTTGGGCGATTGCTATGATTAAGCATGAGGTGGAGCAGACTGGTAGGACAGTTTGATCACTGGCACAAGGGGTCTTGTGTTCTCATGAGATCCCTGATACATTTCATTTGTTCCTGAGAACTCTCATGCTTTACGCAACCACTTCAAGTGTTCATGATTACTCTGGGCACATCAATCAAGATTCGTTGACAATCAATCTCAACAAATACTATTACGAAGTCACCGAAATCCAAGCAGATAGTGATGAACTTGTGAAGTGTTGTGGTATTCTGGGTAGAAAACTCCCCGACTGCCGAGTTTATACTTTTCTTGGTAGCAATGCTCAAGAAATTGCAAAGAACTGGAAGTGACACTTTAGAAACTGGCACAAGGGGTCTTGAGGTTCTTCAGGATCCCTGCCATACTTACATCGTTCACCACCATTTCTCATGTCCTACACTCAGTTTGTTTGCACTTCCAAGTGTCAGGTTGCTGATGATTTCAACCTGGAAGAGTATTTCAAATCTCTTGCAGATTTCATTGGTAATCATGTCGATGATCTCAGTGAGAGTATCACATGGTTGGCAGACATGGAGTATGATGATGTGATCACGGAGTTTGAAAAGTATGTGTGGCAGAATGGGAATGAAGTTCTCATTAACTGTGACACTGAAGAGGATAATCATGACACTGAACTCTGGGATTGGTTGAGTGATCAAATCCGCCAAGATGCCATGATTTCTAAGTTCATGACTATCAATTCCACCACAATTGATTCTCGGGATGGTGTCGATCCTTACCAGGCATTTGTAATGAAGGATGGCACACAGATTGGTCCTTCTGAGATCTCCAACATTGTGGAGCAGTATGTAAAGATGTCCAGTTGAACAAGTGGCACAAGGGGTCTTGAGGTTCTTCAGGATCCCTGCCATACTTCATTTGTTCCTGAGAAATCTCATGAAATTCTCATTCAACACCAAATTCTTCTACATTGGTTGGGATCTTATGAATACCTACCACATGGAAGAACAGTTTGGCATCTCATTTGGTAACTATTACATTGGTTACTATTATGGGGATGGATGGTGTGCTGGTTTTCTTGATGCCAACGGGTGTCTGTGACACCCTGACAACTGGCACAAGGGGTCTTGAGGTTCTTCAGGATCCCTGCCATACTTACATCGTTCACCACTCAAACACCATGGGAACTCGCTCACGCATCGGCATTGAACTTCCTGACGGTTCTGTGCTCTCTGCCTATCATCACTGGGATGGTTATCCTGAGTGGTTGGGTCGTATTCTGAACACTCACTACAACACTAAAGAGAAAGCAGAAGAACTGATTGATGGTGGCGACATGTCTTGCTGCTGGACTAAGGAGCGTTGGTCTAATGATTTGCTAGACCGTCATAGGGAAGAATACGGTCCTCAATACTACTCTCAGCGTGGAGAAGATTGCCCTCCTCGTCTTGATCCGAGTGTAGAAATCTATCTGGAATACGGTGAAGAGTATGCCTATCTTTACACTCTGGACGGTGAATGGATTTGCTGGAATCGCCATCAGTTTGATGATAACAAATCGCCCGAACTTGTAGAGATTCCTTCTGCGGCACTGGCAGTCTGAGAACTGGCACAAGGGGCACCCAGGATCGCCTGTGATGCCCCTATACTGAACAAGTCAACCAATCACACCAATCATGGACTTTGACACTGATTTCTGGTCTGAGATTCAAGATTCTTCATGTGAAATCTTCGACATTCCTGAAATGAGGGATGAGGATGATGATGAACTCACCTGGAACGCATTTCTGAACTCTAACTGGGACTTCTGATGACTCCTGATACCTACACTTTCGCTGGTGACTCTGTGACAGTTCTTGGACTGGTCGGGGTCATCTCCACTGGCATCATTCTGGTGCTATGCTTCACTCGTTACTTCAACTCACCACTCCGCAAATGAAGTTTCAAGTCACCGAAATCGAGTTTGATTTTGAGATGGAGGATGACGAGTATCCTTCAGATGATTACCAACATGCACTCACAGAGGAAACCATTGGTCAAATCTGGGATGCAGAGGATGAGGATGATCTTGTAGAAGAGATCACCTGTGCCACAGGATGGTGCATCAAATCCATTGATTACCGTCACATTCTGAACTGATTATGTACCGCAACTGAATCATGACTAACTCCAAAGAGCAATGGATCAAAGACATGGCGAATAAGATTGACATTCTTTCTGTCCGCGAACAAATCCAAGAGGATTTGATTTGTCTTCTAGCAACACAATTTGATGATGAGGGGCAAATGGATGAAGTCCAAAGAATTGCCTGTGACATTGTAGTTTCCAACTTCACCAAACTCCTCAAATGACTAAAACGACCATCACTCTAGAACAGTTCCACAATCTTCTGGCAGATTCCTATGCTGTAAGTGTCAATGATACCCTCTACTTTGTGGGTTATGATACAGACGACAATCCCTACATTTCAGACAATGATGGGCATGATTATGTTGACCTCTCCACTGTAGATGGTGACATTGAAGTTCACCCTAACTATGTGTTCTTTCATGTGAATGGTGAACCTCTTCACATGGTTTTTCTCAACATTAAACCGCTTAATTTCTGAACTCATGACTCTCACTCCCGATCAAATCAATCAACTGATTGAGAATTATGCTGAGCGATGTGTAGATGACATGGATACCAAATGCCTCATGCAATTTGTGTATGATGCTATCGTGGAGAATCTTCAACACATGGGTGATGAAGAAATCCTAGATCAAATCGCATGTGTTTATGATGAAGAAACACTGCAAGAAATGATTGAGAGTGTGACGGGTCAGTAAGTGGCACACAAGGGTTGACGCCACCGCCAACCCGTGCCATGATACATACATCAACCGGGAAAGTGAGCGCCCTTAAAGACTGCCAGATTCGACGGAATCTGTTTATTAAACCCGCCGCAACAGGGGAGGTAGCGGCACCCCACCCAACCTTTACTTTCTGTTTTTTCATTATGTTCAAGTTCCAATCCAGCGCCATCGAAAACATCACCGATGTGCAAGATGAGCAAGTGACCATCACCTTTGTGGGTGGTCGTAACTACACCTACAAGGTTGTCGATCCTTCTACTTTTGTGAATGATCTGAACACCGTCATCGAAAAGGATGATTCTGTGGGTCGTTTCATCAACTCCGCTATTCGTAGCGAGCAACTGCTGTCGGTCTGATAGCATCTAGAGGGAGATTCTTCTCCCTCTTTCATTCTCTTTCTTGGAGTGATTCATGACCAAAGAACTTCTGATTTCTCAACTTCGTCTAGGTAAAGATGGGCATGGCATCCTTTCGATTCTTGATGCACTGTGTAATGGGATGGACAGTGGTGAATCTAGTGAAGATAATGTCCCCACACTAGACGAGATTGAGTTCTAAAACTCGACGAGATGTGCCACTTCATCTAGTGGCACATCATTCTCGACGAGACCTGCATCATCAACTAGATTATACACATCTCGACGAGGTTCAACATGAACACCGCTTTCGTCACACCAATCTCAAAAAAGGCAAAGAATCGTCTTGCCAATCTCATGGATGGCAACGATCAGTGTATTGTTGAACAAAACACTGGGAGGAATCTATTTCTCACATCCATGAATCGCAAATACCATTTTTGGGTTTCACTTGACAACGATGCCCACTGGATAGTAGACTTCTGATACTGGAGGAAGGGGTTTGCCTCCCACTATAAGATAAAGTTACCCAGCGCGAAAGAGAACAGATAATCATAGCGTATTTGGAGTGGGTGATTCAAGGGATCGGGGTGGTGTCCGATCCTTTTTTCTTTTTTTTTATTATTATTATTTTTTGGCAGGTTCCGTGGCGATGTATTGTTCAGTAGGGATACCCTTCCCCCGTTGGTGCTTGTTGTTCTCATAAGATACAGAAGAACAACCCACCAAACCCCGATGCTGTGCCAGTTTGCTAGGTGGCACAATGGTGGTTGATCGGGTCGGTTCTGGGGCGGCATACTTCCACCAACGGCGCACCACTGACGCCGACTCGCTTTCTCACCATGGAAACCGTCACCATCACCAACAACGGCGCCACCATTCAGATGACCGGCACCTATCCTGAGATCGCCAACTTCCTGATCGGTTTGAGTCAGGCAACGGTACAACAGTCTGCGCCAGTTGTTAACACCGAACCCGCAGAACTTGTACCCTTTAAGGATGTCGTTCTGGCGGAACTTACTCCTCATCTTGGTGCTCAACTTTCCAAGAAAGTTGTAGACCTTCTGGAGTATTGCCGCAAAGGTTATACCGACTTCGGACCCTTTGTTGCTGCTTACCGTTGGGTCGGGAATGACATTCAGAAGCGCCAACTTCTGAAGACTGTGAGTGCAATCTATCGCTACAAGTTCACTCCCAAAGAGTACACAAACTCCTATCAGTATTCTCTGCGGAGTGAGATCAAGTATGCTACAATCTGCCCCCATTGTGGTAGTATTGCCAGCACACTTGTGGACCGTCTGAAGTCTGAAGGTCTGTGGAAGTGACAGTCTGACAACTGGCACAAGGGGACTCGCAAGGGTCCCCACCCTACCCTTAGGATGACCGCAGTTCACCACACCACTCCGATGAACACCGCTCTCACCCTGATCTCCAGCAACGCCAAGACCGGACCCATTCCCACCAGCACCAGCGACCGTGCAACCTGCCCCACAACCTGCCCATTCTATGACAAAGGTTGCTACGCTAAGAGTGGCCCTCAGGCACTACACTGGCGCAAGGTTTCTAACGCTGAGCGCGGCGTAGATTGGCAGGAGTTCATTGCACAGATTCGTAAGATTCAGCGCGGGCAACTCTGGCGCCATAATGTGTCTGGCGATCTGCAGCACAACAACGGTAACATTGATTACCTGAAACTGCGTCAGTTGATTGATGCAAACAAGGGTCGCAAAGGTTTCACCTATTCGCATCACATTCTGAACGAGCATAACATCATCGCTCTGCAGAATGCGAACGGTTTAGGTTTCACCGTCAACGCATCTTGTGAATCGGTTGATGAAGCCGACCGTGTGATGACTCAGTATCAGATTCCCGCCGTTGCAGTTGTTCACTCTGAAGAAACCCGCCGATTCTTCACTACAACCAGTGGTCGCAAGGTGATCACTTGCCCCGCAACAATCCATGAGAATGTAACCTGCAGCACTTGCGGTTTGTGTCAGAAAGCGGATCGTGAGTTTGTGATAGCGTTCCCCGCACATGGCACCGCCAAAAAGACAGTCAATGAGATTGTGACAGTCTGACAGGTGGCACAAGGGGGGACTGAGATCCCCCCGAACCTGCCGCCGATGCTGTAGGATGAACAAGTCAACCACACCGCTCCCATGATTCCTGATCCTTCCCAGGCAACCGCCATCCTGAACCGTTGCGACTGCCACACCGTCGCCGCTGCTACTCTCCCGGTTTGGGAGCGTATTGTCAACGATCTCTCAGTTCCTCCAGACCTTTATGATAAAGTCGAGGATCTGATTGCGATTCTGGAATACATCGAAGGTTGGCAACCTTCGGATGCTGACATAATCGCCGCGAACAGTTGCGGAACAGCATGGCACGATGGTTGCCGCTGATTGATTATACTTAAGGGGGGCAACTTCGCCCCTTTTTTGTATACTTTTTTTGTTAAAAAAAGTTTGCAGGGTCGGTGTCGATCATTGTCGTCTACAGTGCTACCCCGCACCTCTGCTGATTGTCCCCATAGTCTACAGGCACCCCAGACCCATCCGACCGCCACAGTGGACAGTTCCACAAGTGGCACAACCTGGTGGCACAGCGTCCCGTTTGCCCCCATACTGGTATCAGTTCACCACACCACTCCGATGAACTTCTCCGCTCTCACCCGCATCGCCGTCCGCTCCTCCCTGATTCAGAACGGTCCCCAGACCTGCAGCGACCTTGTGCGCGGCATGGGTCTGGACCCGAAGCGCCACAAGGGCACCATTCACGCCGTGATGGTCGATCTGGAGCGTGATGGCGTTCTGAGCGCCACCCGTGCTAAGAACGGCAAGCGTGATCTGTGGCGCATCGCCGTGATCCGCAAGCGGGACCGCCTGATCGCCGCCCTGATCGGTTGAACCCTACAGGGGCGCTCTGCGCCCCTTCCTACCATGCTCAACGCTCTCACCCGTGCCCGCCATCCTTCCTACCACCGCGCCACCATGCTGCGCCTTCTGATCGCTGCTCTGCTGCTCTACTGGTTCTGGGAACCGATCCGCCCGATCCGCACTGTGACGGGTGAGGCACTGTCCACCGCCGCCCACATCATTCGCCGCTGACCCTGTAGACTTCTATCAGTTCACCACCACTGAACCATGACCTACGCTTTCACTGACGATCTGCAGATTGAAGAGTACATCCCCACTGAGGATGATTGGGCATCCTATTATGAGGACGATCAGGCACTGGAAGCATACTCTCTGGAGTGTGCATTCGGTCCCGAAGAGTGATACAAACAGGGGGGCAATTGCCTCCCTTTTTTTATACCTAACTCCACCAAAAAAAGGTTCTACCTCCAGGCTAGCACGTCCCCCGGCCACCTGGTCAAGCCCCTGACCCATAAGCATTCCTGATCGTTCAACCCCTTGACTCTGGTGCCGTTTGCGCCCATACTGATCTCAGTTCACACCACACCACTCCGATGAACTTCTCCGCTCTGACCTTCTCTGATCACGGTGTCATCAAAGGTGCCACACATGCCCACCACATCTTTGAGAATGGTTGGGAGATTTCTGTAGTTGCGGGACCGAAGAATTGCGGTCTTCATGGTAACATCGACCACGATACCTTTGAGGTTGCTATCATCCGCCCCAATGGTAACATGTTGAAGGATGTTATCAACTGGCAGACTCCAGTTCAGATCACCACCATGATGCGCCTGATTGCGATGCTGTGACAATCCGTTAAGTGTCACAAGGGGATCGGCAACGGTCCCCACCGATCCCTTAGACTTCTCTCAGTTCACACCACACCACTCTATGACTCTGAACATCGCCTGCAGCATCGCCACCCGTCAGATCGTATGGGTCCGCAATGGTGCTAAGATTCAGTCTGGTTCCGCTCATGTATGGGCGGCACTGGGTCGCAAAGGGCGCCTCTGATCTGATACAATACGGGAGGGTCCGGACGGACTCCTCCCCCCCCCCAATTATCATCATGCAAACTATTCTCACCCCCCAAGAAATCGCCCAGTTGGTTACTACTGGAATGGTTGAATTGACCGATGATCTTATCATTCGCATGGAGCAATTCTGCGATCTTGTTGATGAGAAACTGTCCGAATCTTATGAGGATTCTGATTGGTACAATGATCCGAATTGCGTGATGTCAAAGCATCATTATTGATCTAGTCTAGATTACATCTCGACGAGATCGCACATCATTCATACAATCTCGACGAGATCGCACATCATTCATACAATCTCGACGAGATCGCACATCATTCAATACACATTCATCAACTAGATTCATGCACAATAATCAACAACAAATCAATTCAATTAGTTTCACAATTAAATACCAAACTCCATACAATTCTTGTGAATGGAGAACACAATCATTCACATCATTGGAGGAAGCACAAAGAATGGTAACATTCTACAGGTCTTGTGGAAGTCCTGCAGAGTTAGTATAAAGAATAGAATGAAGAATAAAGAATGAAAGTATAAAGAACTAACTCAGGATTGAATGTAATTTATTGTCAGTGGTGTGGTTTATTCTTTACATTCAGTCCTGTCTTAGTTCTTTATACTTTACACTGGTTGAGTTCTTTATACAAACTCTGCCAGGATTCCCCTCTCCTCCCGCCCTCCAGCGTAGGTATGGGTGCCCTGTGGTTCTGTATCGGTTGCTACAGTTTGGCGGATTCGACCCATAAGCGTTGCTGATAAGATGAGTTTGCCGTTTGGTATCGGTTGCTACCGTTTGGGGGTTGCGGGATCGGATGCTGGCGGTTACAGTGAGCGGAGCGAACCTTGAAAACCGAATAGCAGGATCGGGCGGTGCCGAAGGCATCGCGGGCGATGGGTCGGGCGGGTTCTACCGTCGCGCCGATTCTGCTGTTTCATAACTTAAGTTTCGCCATTTAGTTACACTTTCACAGTCCCATGACTATCCTTGTCGGACAAGTTGAAACTCTCATGCCTGAACTTTTGCAGGCAATGAGTGATGCAGACGCTGCTAAAAAGCGCGTTGATGATCTCAAAGCGCAAATGATTGCGCTGATTGAAGAACCTCAAACGGTCAAAACTTGCTGGGGTTCGGTTACGCTCAACAACGGAAGGCGCACTGTCAAAGTAACTGACAAGGCGCTAAATGCTCAGATTACACTACTTAAAGAGAATGGAATCTCCGAAGGTAAGTGTCAAGAATCGGTGAGCGATCCGTTCATCACGGTCCGCAAGTTGGACCGCTGAGTTACACTTAGGGAGGCACAATCGCCTCCCTATTCTTTCCACTTTCACCCTACACTTTCACGCCATGATGACACTTTCTCTCTGCGATGAGCGTATAGTTTATGAAGCAATCTTCCGCCATGTTGAACACTTAGCGGAACAGAATTGGGGCAGTTCCGATTCTATTCTGGCAGCAAAAGTTGCCGCCGATTGCTTCCCTAAACTCGGGTATCCTGTGCCCCATTGGATCGCTGTTCTGGCACAATCCTGATCAGTTAGTTACACTTTCACCCCTACACTTTCACGCCATGGGGAGACAATCCTCCCCCTTTCTTTTCACAAACCACACCTAAGGTAAGCATCATGCGCCATCCCATCATCCGCCACAACGCCCGCCCCGCCTATTCTTTCGCTGGCATCGTTAACGCAATCGAGGAAGCACAGAATCGGGGACTGAAACGCATCACGATGCGTTTCGCAGACTTTATCGTCAAACCCTCCAAGTATCAGGGCAAGATGTATGTTTTCTCCCACGATAAAGAGATCAATCAGTGGGGAACTCTCTCCAACATTTATCTGGGTTGGATCACTGCAACTGAGACCAATCTGGGTGAGGTTGCACTCATTCAGCGTGTGCAATCCGTCGCCGCTGATCCTTACGCCGCTGCTAAACTCTATGGGCAGAAGACAGGGAACTGCTCATGTTGCGGTCGTGAGCTAACCAATGCCCTTTCAATCGAACTGGGGATTGGTCCTATCTGCAGGGAGAAGTTCGGACTCTAAGGTATACCGGGGGAGGCGCAATCCTCCCCCCTTTCTATTCGTTCGTGATCGACAGTTAGGTATACTCTGCCGCCTCATTCGTTCGTTCGTGTTTGACAGTTGTTGTGCGGTGCGGCGGTATATCTAGCGGATCCATGGTCGGATATAAAAACCCAACACTACCCTAACCTACAAAGTGTTACCCAAGGGCACTAAAAATATAAAAATTCATATATAAAATTAAAGTTTATATACACTCAGATGAAAAAAAATTCCGGAAATATTTTTGAGTCCATAGAAGTCGATCCAATTACTGGGAATTACTATATTAAAATCCCCGAGCAGATCATGAACGAACTCTCATGGTACGAGGACACACAAATCTCATTTAATCTTGAAGGAAACGAAGTTGTTCTATCAGAAAGAACTTATTGACATCATATAGATAATACTGTATGATACTGATGTAATCACAATCTATTATGGCTAAAGGATTTACTGTAAAGGCAAAAGCGCCGACTTCAACCCAAGAACCAGAATGGGACTACGAAGCGGCAAAAGAAATGGTAAGAGGAAAATCCGTGGTATTCTGTTTACCCGGAAGAGGAGTTTCGTATACTTATTTAAAGAGTTTTGTACAACTTTGCTTTGACTTGGTGCAGGCTGGCGCCAGTATCCAAATTTCGCAAGATTATTCATCAATGGTTAATTTTGCAAGATGTAAGTGTCTGGGTGCAAATGTTCTCAGAGGACCAGACCAAATTCCCTGGGACGGAAAACTCCAATATGATTGGCAACTTTGGATCGATTCGGATATTGTTTTTAATACCGAAAAGTTCTGGCAACTGGTTCTCATGGAAAAAGATATTGCCGCAGGTTGGTATGCCACCGAAGACGGACATACAACCTCGGTCGCCCACTGGTTGGACGAAGATGACTTCCGTGGAAATGGTGGTGTCATGAATCACGAAACAATTGAAAGTATCTCAAAGCGCCGCAAACCATTTACCGTGGACTACACCGGATTTGGATGGGTACTAATTAAGAATGGTGTCTTTGAGCATCCAGAAATGAAGTATCCATGGTTTGCGCCAAAAATGCAAGTTTTTGAATCAGGACAGGTTCAGGACATGTGTGGAGAAGATGTATCATTCTGCCTGGATGCAAAGGAAGCAGGATTTGAAATTTGGTGTGACCCTCGTATTAGAGTTGGTCACGAAAAGTCAAGAATCATTTGATATAAATGGCGGACTCATACAATATTTTTCATAGAGGAGAACTAGTTCATACCAATCTCACCGAAGAAGAATATTTCAATATTATGGAGGACCTGTCAATAGAATTCTATCAGACAGGTTCTCCAAGACCAGAAGATCTTAAAACTGAAGTTATCGGAGTAAATTATGGCAAAATCGAAAGTCGGACTGAATAAGAGTTCTTATATTCCGGGTCCTCCTAAGAAGTCTCGTCAAGGAGATGGTGGAGGAACCAAGTATGCCGCCTCTTCTCGCAATGGGGCACGAAAGAAGTATAGGGGACAAGGAAAATAATATGTACCTTTTAGATGGTAATGATGAATGGAAAAATATTCATCATGACGATCTATGGATATATAATAAACTATTTCTAAGTCGGGTTTTGGGATATAATTGTGGTCCAGTTGGGACCACTGTTCCCAAACCCGACTTTTATATTGTTCGACCATCATTCAATTTATTGGGAATGGGAAGAGAATCTCGTATAGAATACATTGAACACCATACGGATCACTTTCATCCAGCGGAATTTTGGTGTGAACTATTTCGTGGAGACCACATTAGTGTTGATTTTTACCAAAAAAAGTCAAAATTAGTTGTTTTGGGTGAAAAAGACCCCGAGGACCCACTTTATAAATGGAAAAAATGGACTAAAATTGACCTGGAAATTGATTTTCCCAGTATTTTGTCCCAACTGAAGGGAAATTATGACTGGATCAACTGTGAATTTATTGGAAATCGCCTAATTGAGGTTCATTTTCGACAAAATCCAGACTTTCGATATGAAAATAATGTGGCAATACCAGTTTGGAACGATGAAGAGGTTAAGGATTTGAAAGAATATAGGTTTATAAGTGATGAAGATTACCGAAGAAGGGGATTTTACATCAAATAAATATTTTTTTTACTAATATTGATCTTGAACAAGTTTTCAATGGGAAAACATCTACTATTAGAAGTATATAATGTAGATTTTTCACTTATCAATGATATAAATTCACTTCAAAATGTCATGATTAAAGGAATTAATCGTGCAAAAATGACAATTTTGAATGTTTTTTCTCATTGTTTTATTCCTCAGGGGTGTACGATTGTAATTGCACTTTCCGAAAGTCATGTTTCTTGTCATACATGGCCTGAAAATAAATGTTTGGCAATTGATGTTTACACTTGTGGTGATGGAAATCCTCGTTTAATAGCACTGGAACTTCTAAAATACCTGAATTCTGAAGATTATAGTATAAGAGAAATTTTTCGTTAAATAATTATACGGAGATAGCAACCTCCATTATAAAAGTTCTGTTTTATTTTTTAAAACAGGAGCTAAAATGTCAAATTTACCCGTTGATAGAGACTCAGAATACATGTACAATATGTGGGGAACAAAAAGATTAGTCACTGACTATGACAATTCCTCACCAAAAAGAGTAATTCAAGAAGTTATGCATGATTTGGCACCAAAACACAATTTAAAACAACAAGTTGAACTTCATGAAAGAATTAGAAATGATGATGACTACGATGACTGGGAATATGGGACAGAACCAATTTATGATTCTTCATGGATAAATAAGTAAAGAATAGTATGTTCAATGCCGATAACCAGGATATCAAGATCATTTAAGGATATTAGTTTATCATTTGAACCTCATCCTGTGACAAAGGATTTACCAAGTTTAATTAATGAAAGAGCGATTATTCGTTCAATACGAAATTTAGTGCAAACTATTCCAACAGAAAGATTTTTTAATTCTACAATTGGTTCAAATGTTAGGGCACTGCTCTTTGATTTTGTGGATTATGCACTATCTTCTGAAATTGAAACTCAAATTTTATCAACAATTAATAATTACGAACCAAGAGTTAATAATGTGAAAGTTCAGGTAGATCCAATTCCAGACTTAAATGAATTTGAGGTAACCGTAACATTTGATATCATTGGACAAGAAATTCCAACACAGCAATTTTCATTCATATTAGAGGCAACAAGATAAAATGCCTTTTACAAAGTTCGCCAATTTAGATTTTGATCAAATAAAGACCTCGATCAAAGATTATCTTCGTGCAAATTCAAATTTCACGGATTTTGACTTTGAGGGGTCTAATTTTTCAATATTGATTGATACACTAGCTTACAATACTTATATTACTGCATTTAACTCCAACATGGTTGTTAATGAGTCTTTTTTAGACTCGGCAACAATTAGAGAAAATGTGGTTTCTTTGGCAAGAAATATTGGATATGTCCCCAGTTCAAGAACTTCATCCACGGCAATAGTATCATTCACCGCCCAACCTAAAAACTCAACAAAAACTTTAACTTTACAATCAGGACTAGTTTGCACCGGTTCTTCTGATAATACGAATTATGTGTTTTCTGTTCCAGATAATATTACGGCAACCGTAATTAATGGCACCGCAACATTTAGTAATATTCAAATTAAAGAAGGAACTTTTCTTAAAAGGCAGTTTGTTGTTGATGGATCTTTAGATCAAAGATTTATTTTAGATAATCCATTCATAGACGCAGAAACAATAAGAGTTTATGTAAAAGGAGTAAGTGATACTGGACTTGGTAGATTATATAATAGAGTAGATAATATTTTTAATATTGATTCCACTTCAGAAATTTATTTAATTCAGGAAGTAAAAGACGAAACATATGAACTTCTTTTTGGTGATAACATATTTGGAAAGAAACTTGAAAATCAATCAGTAGTTACTGTTTCTTATATTGTTACTGACGGAAAACTTGGTAATGGTGCAAATTCATTTACCTTTGCCGGTACATTTAAAAATGAAAATGATGCTACAGTAGTTGCAACAATATCACCCATTACTACAATAGAAGGATCTAAAAATGGATCAGATATTGAAACTATAGATTCAATTAAAAATTATGCACCAAGACTCTATGAATCTCAGTATAGAGCAGTTACATCTAGAGATTATGAGGCAATTATAAAATCTAAAATTTACAAGAATGCAGAATCCATTTCTATTATTGGTGGCGAAGAATTAAATCCACCTCAGTTTGGAAAGGTTTTAATTAGTATTAAACCTAAAAATGGAATTTATATTTCTGACTTTGATAAGCAAAATATTAAAAATAGATTAAAGCAATATTCGGTTTCTGGTATTAATCCAGAAATTGTCGATCTTAAGATTCTATATGTTGAACTAGATTCATCAATATATTATAATTATTCATTAGTAGAAACTCCAGATGATTTAAAAACAAAAATAATTTCAAACTTAAACCAATATTCACAATCATCTCAATTAAATTCATTTGGAGGTAGATTTAAGTATAGTAAGGTTTTACAAGTAATTGATAATACCGATGCATCCATAACTTCAAACATTACAAAGATTAGAATCCGTAGAGATTTGAAGGCACTTATTAATTCGGATACTCAATATGAAATTTGTTTTGGAAATAAATTTCATATAAATTCGTCCGGTAAAAATATAAAGACAACTGGATTTAAAATAAAGGGAGAACTTGACACTGTTTTCATTACCGATACGCCAAATTCAGATCTTAAGACTGGTACACTTGCAATTGTAAAAGAAGTACCAGTTTTAGTAGATACGGATGAATCCCCAGAACTTAAAACATCAGTTGTAGTACAATCTGCTGGAACAGTTGATTATGAAAATGGAGAAATTAAATTAGGATCTGTTAATATAACATCTACAGTATTAGAAAATGATATTATTGAAATTCAGGCATTTCCAGAATCCAATGATATCATAGGATTAAATGATCTTTATCTGTCTTTTGACATTTCAAAGAGTACAATAAATATGATTAAAGATGTGATTGCATCTGGAGATGATACATCAGGAACGGTATTTTCATCTAAAGATTATTATAGGTCAAGTTATTCAAACGGAGAATTAAAGAGGTTGTGATATGATACAAACTGGTTTTGAATCAAGAGTTAAAGTACAACAAATAATTGAAAGTCAACTTCCAGAATTTGTATTAGATGAAAGTCCTAAGACTGCAGAATTTTTAAAGCAGTATTATATTTCACAAGAATATCAGAGTGGAACAGTTGATATTGCAGAAAATCTTGACCAATATTTAAAACTTGATAATTTTACACCAGAAGTGGTTGTTGGATATACTGGACTTTCAACAAATATTTCATCATCAGTTGGTATCATTACAGTCACATCAACAAAAGGATTTCCACAGAAATATGGACTTTTAAAGATTGATGATGAAATTATCACATACACCGGAATAACAACAAATACTTTTACTGGTTGTATTAGAGGATTTTCTGGAATTACGAGTTATCATCAGGATTTAGACTCTGAAGAACTTATTTTTTCATCTTCATCTGCAGAATCACATACATCCTCATCAAAAGTTCAAAATTTAAGTTCACTCTTTTTACAAGAATTCTATAAAAAAATTAAGTATTCATTGACTCCTGGTCTAGAAAATCTTAATTTTGTTCCAAATTTAAATGTTGGTAACTTTATAAAAGAAGCAAAAACACTATATCAGTCAAAAGGAACTAATGAATCATTTAGAATTTTATTTAATGTTCTTTTTGGAGAAACTCCAAAAGTAATTGATTTGGAACAATTTTTAATTAAACCATCTTCTGCATCATATTTGAGAAGAAAGGTTATAGTTGTTGAAGCACTATCTGGAGATCCATTAAAACTTAAAGGACAAACAATATTTAAAAAAGATGATGTAAATACTACTGCATCAGTATCTGAAGTAGAATTAATTGGAAGAGGTGGTAAAGATTACTATAAACTTCTTGTTTTTATTGGATATGATGATGCATTTTCAACAATTACCGGTAAATTTGAAATCACGGGTAACACTAAAAATACAAAAATTGTAAGTATTGGAAGTTCGGTAATTACTGTTGATTCCACAATTGGATTTCCAAAATCTGGTACTTTATACTATAATGATTATAAAATTACCTATACAGATAAATCTATTAATCAATTTTTTGGATGTTCTGGAATTATTACACAAATTCCTCTTTCATCTTTGCTTGTATCAGGAGAAACCTATTATGGTTATGAAGATGGAGATGAAACACAGAAAGTTGAATTTAGAATTAATGGAGTTTTATCATCATATGATTCATCTAATGATTCTGTAATTTTTGAAGAGGGTGATTTTATAGGAGTTCAAAATATAGGTGAAAATATTAACATCTCGGAAACAACTCCTTCATATAAAGAAATATTTGCAAGTAGTTGGAAATATAACACTTCTTTTAATTTTGCATCTTCATCATTTGTACCTTTAGAATATGATAAAATTACATGTGATGTTCAAAATGTATATAATGAAAACGATGGGTACATGTATGTTGCATCAAATTCATTACCATCCTATGAGATTACAAAAAATATTTTTTCATATAATGCTACTGGGGTTTCTGATCAAAATATAAACAATGGTTTATATTCTAAAATTGTTTTTTCACAAAAAATTTCTTTTTTAACTGGAAGTGAAGTTTATTATCAACCATCTGGGCAACCAATATCTGGATTAAGTGAAGGAGTATACTATGTTGAGGTTTTTTATCCAGATGTATTGAATCAACCAAATCGTAGTGATATTAGATTATATCTTTCTAGTTCTGTAATAGGAACTGTAAATTATGTCGAATTTGGTGATTTGACACCAGGAACTCACAATTTTATTTTAAGATCTCAAAAAGAAGGTATTATTTCTCCTCAAAAAATATTAAGAAAGTTTCCACTATCAGTTAATATTGGAGATGGTCAATCTGAAAAAACAAAAACTGGTGGAATTGGTTTACTAATTAATGGTGTAGAAATAGCAAGTTATAAATCTGATGATAAAGTATATTATGGACCTATTAAAAAAGTAAATGTATTATCTGGAGGAAAGGAATATGATGTAATAAATCCACCAGGTGTTTTTGTTTCTACCGGAAGTGCTAAACTTCAACCTGTTGTAAAAGGTTCTGTCAAGAAAATTTACATAGAACCTCAGAATTTTGATGTTGATATTGTAGTAACAGCATCTCTTACTGGAGCAAATGGTAAAGGTGCATCTCTTGAACCAGTTGTTAAAAGAAGAAGAAGAGAAATTGTATTTGATTCAAGACTTCTTGAATATGGTGGTGGTGTAGATGCCATTAATGAAACTATTACTTTTAAAGATAATCATGGATTAATAGATGGTGAACCAATAACATATCGACCAGGTAATAATCCGGAACTAGGAATCGGACCATTTAAAGGATCAAATTTTAATTCTGGAAACACTTTAACTAAAGAAGGAGTATATTATACAAAATATATTAGCGACAAAACAATACAATTATATGAGTCTATTGCAGATTTTAATTCCGGAATCAATACTGTAGGATTTACTACAATTGGAACTTCGGGAGTGCAAAAATTTGCCACATCTCCAAAAAATACTTTGGCAGAAATTAAAGTATTAAATGAGGGAGAAGGATATACTAATAGAAAATTAATAGTTTCTGCATCTGGAATTTCAACAACAAATCACACTATCTCTTTTAATAATCATGGTTTTAATAGTGGAGAATTAGTTGTCTACGATTACCAATCCTCACCAATTAGCGGTCTTTCAACTTCTAATCAATATTATGTAATTAAATTAGATGATAATACTTTTAGATTATCTAATGCCGGAATTGGAGGAACATCAAAAATTGATTATGATAGGAATAGATATGTTCGATTAAATTCTACTGGTATAGGATATCAAATTTTTAATTATCCCAAAATTAATGTAGATATAAGTTATTCTTCTGTGGGTTTAGGGAGTACTCAATTTAAAGGAACAATATCTGCCACACCAATTGTTAGAGGAAAAATTGAAGATATTTTTGTATATGAAAATGGGTCAGACTACGGATCTACAATATTAAATTATCACAAAAAACCACAAATTCAAATAAAGACTGGAACTGGTGCCCAATTAGCACCCATTATATCGAATGGTTCTATAAAAGACATTATTGTTCAGTATACTGGATCTGAGTACTATTCCGAACCTAACATAGAAGTTAGTGGATCTGGTTCTGGAGCAATTTTAAAACCAATATTAAGTAATAACAAAATAGTTGATGTAATTATTATTAATCCTGGTGCAGGATATTCATATGCAGATACAATAATTAAAGTTACATCAACAG